GGACATTGCATATAGTGTTGCTGGTTTAAATGTGGATAATGAGATAGGAGACCCAAGAGACCAATATAGATTAAGTTATCGTGGATTAGATAAACTTAATCGTGATTATTTTAAAAAATATTCAAGAACAAATAACTTTTGGGATTATTTAAGAATTATAGATTTTTACGATGGAAGTATATGGAAACAATTAGAAAAATTTATACCAGCAAGGGCAAATGCTACACTTGGTGTTTTAATAGAACCACACATATTAGAGAGAAGTAAAGAAATAGTAGGTAAGGCTCCTGAATTTGACAATAATTATTTTGAAAATGCAGGTGAGTTTGTAAGAGGATTAAGCTTAAGTAATTTTGTAAGTGGTTCTACAGATAGAAGTATTGTGCTTGAGGGAGAAGTTCCAAATTATGATGGATTAATAAATGTACATAATATGGAATCAAGTTCACTTGGAACACTTGGACTACCATCATTAGTTAGACTTAATCAAATAGATGCAAGAAGTGATTATGGTAGTTTATATGCAACTGCTAGTGTAACATTTGGTGGAACAACAACAGAATTTACAGAAACATTACAACCATTCATAAGTCAATCAAGGTTATCAGAACACAATGAAATTAAGAATAAGATTTATACAAGTTCATTAGATGCATATACTGATACACCATTTAGTTCATCATTTGAACCAGCGGAGTTTCAGAGTATGGCTTATGAATCAAGTTTGTTTAGATTATTTTACAAAGGACAATTATTAACAAAAAAGAATACTATAGATGGAAAAGAACCAGTAGAAGTTATCGTTACTACACCAACAAAACTTGTAACACAAGAACCTGGTGATTCTAAGTTAAAAGTTGAATAGAAAACTTAATTAAACGATATTTATATATGAACATATCTATCTATAGTTCGAAATCAGTTAGGAGATAAAAACAATGGGATTTTTAAATAATACAAGCGTAACCGTCGATGCCGTTCTTACCAAAAAAGGTCGAGAATTATTGGCAAGAGGCCAAGACGAGTTCAAAATAACGAAATTTGCTTTAGCAGATGATGAAGTAGATTATCGTTTATGGGATACCGCTCATCCTAATGGTTCTAATTACTACGGAGCAGTTATTGAGAATATGCCACTATTAGAAGCATTTGTAGATGAGAATCAAGTAATGAGATATAAATTGGTATCTCTACCAAAGAATACAGCAAAACTTCCAATCTTGGAAGTACCATCACCATCATTATCGTTTAATGGTCCAGGGATTACCCAAACCATTACACCGAATACAAGAAATGGTAGTGATGCGGAAGCAGGATATAGTTTCGTATTACACGATGCTACGATTGCTAATTTAACACCAGTCGTAATTCAAAGTAAGAAGAAGAGAAAGAAGAAAAAGAAAAAGGGTAGAAGATTCAATCCTTTTGCTTTCGGTGGTGCAGGAGCAGCATCTATGGCTCGTGGAGAAGTTGCCGCAGGACTTGGTGTTCTTAAAGAGTTAGAATTAGATATGGAACAAGAGATTGCAGATTTACAAGTTAATACAGGAGCAACAACTCCAGTATTCTTGAATGAAGAAGAAAGAAAGCGTTCCATAACAATTACAGGTAAATCGGTAAATGTTGTATCTCGTTCTATAACTACTGAAACTTCAACCAATGTAACAATTATTGGGTTGTCAACTGGTGCTACATATAATGTTGCAGTGACAGTTAAGGCAGACCCAAGTAAATTATAAGGAGTGAATGATGTCAGTATTTACAAGATTCGACTTTGAGAATGATGTAGTAGAAAATCAACGAAATAAGGTATCGAGTGGTATCTTTAGTGGTGGCTCAGGGACCCTAACTGCCTTCTATACGAGTTCAACACAAACCGCTACAGGTTCTTATTATTCGGTTTATCATCAAAATCCAGCATCTTCACCTTCAACAGCTGAGGTTCAATTCGATATTGGATATGCTCACTATTTTGGAAGTGGTAGTGCTGGTAACACAACTAAATTAACAACAGGTGGTAGAGAAACTGCTGGAAATTATCGACAATTTGCAAATGTTTTATTAGCACCTAATACAGAGAAGTTCACTTTTACAGGTGCTTCTGCAGAAACTAATCAGTTTTATTTTATAGTATTCAATCGAGCTCGTATGAGAGAAAAGATTGACCCAGGTAATTGGGAAATAAAACTTGGTAATTTCAAATTCATTGATGATAGTGGAGCAACAAATTCTGCAACAGTCAATGAGGGTGGAAGAGTATTTAATGTGGTTAGTGGTTCATTAGAAACTGGTGTAGGTGTTATTAAAACAGCAGCTGCTTCAGAAGGAACTAATGGGGCATGTGGTTCATTCTATCCTGATTTAGGAGTGATATTATTGAATCCACTTAAAATGAATTCTATAGCAAGTTTAACTGCGGGTTCATCTTCAGATGCATTTGATGATAATGGTAAAAAGTTATTTCAAAAATTAGCAGATGGTGCTAAGGTTCAAGTTCGTAGAGAAGAAGAAATTAGTTCAACTAATTATTTTTGTAGGGTAAACAACAAGAAGTATAACTTCAGTGCTAACCCAACATTCTTCACAGGTTCAGATGGTGCGTTTACACAAACAACTTTCTACAAAGACCCTAAAGTTTATATAACACAAGTTGGGTTGTATAACGATGATAATGAACTTTTAGCAATTGCAAAACTAAGTAAACCAGTATTAAAATCTTATTCAAGAGAAGCTATTATAAAAGTAAAACTTGACTTCTAAGGGAAACTAATAATGTTAAAAAACATTGACCCATCAGATAAGTCAATAAAACCTTTTAAGGCCTTTAAAAAGTTTCTATTAACACAAAATGATAGTGCTAGTGGACATTTTGTTTTAAAGGCTGAAAGTGGTTCTTATTTCAACTTCAATACAGGTTCTGCCGCATCTCAATCTTTTGGGGATTATATTCCATCAGCGAGTAGATACAGATATGGTACATTTTATGATATACCAAATTGGTATTTGATTAAAAATTTATATTATGAAAATGATGAACCATATAGAACATTTGGTAGTAATAATAATAACAAGTGTAATAGAGATTTAGATGGTAATGCTAGAATATTTTCTGTTCCAAGAGATTTAATTGGTGAGGAAATAAAACCTGGTAGTGTAGTAATAAGTGATACATCAAAAGGACAAACTTGGGATATTAGAGATGATGGAGATGGTAACTTATATGATTTTGCTCATTCTGCAAGTTTCTCAGCATTTAAATCAAGTTCATTTAATCAAAAACAAGGTGTATTAGCAAACGGAAGTGGTTCACAAATTGGAAATGTTTTTTATTCACATGGAACAATTGTAATTACAGATACAGGTTCTTATTCTGATGTAGGAGTAGGAACTGGTTATTCATTAGAATATAAATCTACACAAACAATTTATGAATATGAATATATTGTAAAGTGTGAACCGAATGAATATAATTTAACAACTAATATAAGTTCTACATTCGAAAAGAGTGGTAGTATTACTCTTGCCGAGGGGACAGTTTCAATGTCAAATTTCTTACCTATTTCAGACCAACCAACAGGAGAGGGAACAGGTAGTTATAAATCCTTTTATAATCAGGCAGAAAAATATGAGGGATTTGTAACACATTCAGAATTTAAACCTTATACAACAACAATTGGATTATATAATGATAGTAATGAGTTGTTAGTAATAGGTAAATTATCAAAACCATTAAAATTAAATAATGAAACACAAACATCGATAGTTGTTCGATTTGATGTATAATTTTTCTTAAATTTATATTTATATATATAGTATTTGATTTATAACACAAATAATATGTGCAATGCATATTATTTCGAATATATATTATAGTTA